TGCTGACAATTCAACTTTTGCTGCATTGTCTGGAGCAGCTTTCACACAAGTAACTGGAAGTGCATCATCACAGAAACTATCTATTAGTGCTGATGAGTGCAAAAGATATGTAAGAGTTAAGTTTACTATTGGTGGTTCTTCTCCTACATTTGATCTATCTGTAACAGGATTAGGTCTTAAGAAGTACGGTTAAATTTATTGCCCCTTAACTGGGGCTTTTTCTTATGGCATTTGTTGAAGAGTTAGATGTATTTTTTTCTGACTTCGCTGATGAAGTGATATACGATAATGACACATATATAGGTCAATTAGATCAACCTGATGAAGTTATAGTTGACGGAAGAATATTAACTACTGAATATGAATTATTAGTTAAAACAAGTGATTTCTCTACAATTGTTTTTGATAAAACTATTCAAGTAAATGGTGAGGAATATTCAGTAAGAACTATGATGAAAATAGATGATGGTCAGTTTTCTAAAATTATGTTGAGTAAGGATGAAGACGAATGACAACTAAAAGAGAACAGATATTAGCAAAAATAAAAACAGAGTTAACTGGAACTACAGGAGTAGGAACTCGTATATATAGGAATAGAGTTTCAGCTTTAGCTAAGTCTGAAACACCAAGCATTGTATTAGAGTTTGTCACAGATGATCCAACTGTTAGCAATGGAACTATAGATATTTTAAATTGGACTTTAAGAATTAGAGTAATAGTTATTGTTAGACATAAAACTCCAGATACTAAGGCAGACGCAACTGTTCAAAGTTTACATTCCAAGATAGTTGCCGATCCAACACTAGGTGGTTTGTCTATAGATGTAAGACCATCAACAGTTACTTTTGAAGCTGTAGAAGCTGATACACCAGCAGGGATTGTAACTTGTGAGTATGAAATTGATTACAGAAGTGCTTACAATAATTTAACTTAATGAATTACGATATAAGATATACCTATATACAACTTTTTTATTACAATGAGTAATGAAAACCCTGGAGAAGGTGGGAGTTACCTACTAGATCCAAAAACTGGTAAACGCAAGCTTATCAAGCAAACACTTCCATTCCAAACTAAAACAGAGGTAACAACTGATGGCACTACAGACAAGGAAACAGTCGATTCTGATTGAAACAGAAGGTAGTTACAACGATACAACTACTACTCCCAATGGAGCAGATGCTGTATTGGTAACTGAATTGAATGTTACTCCAATAGCTAGTGATGTTGTTACTAGAGATTATGTAAGACCATATCTAGGTGCATCAGAACAGTTATTAGCAAACTCAAGAGTAGAAGTTTCGTTTTCAGTCGAATTAGTAGGCTCTGGGGCAGCGGGTACTGCCCCCGGCTATTCCAAAGCGTTACTTGCAACAGGATTATCTGAAACGGTTTCTTCAGGTACATCTGTTACATATGCCCCAGTAAGTGCAGCGTTTAGTTCTGTTGTTCTTTTTGTGGAAATAGGTGGTAGTGCAGCTAATGAAAATGTCCTACATAAAATTAGAGGGTGTCGAGGAAGTGTTGCATTAGAAGCAGCGGTTGGAGAAATTCCAAAGCTGAATTTTTCGTTTACTGGAATTTATGAAACTCCAATTGATTTAAACGCATTAAGTACTCCAACTTATAACCATCAACCAACACCATTACTATTTAAAGCTGGTAACACATCTGGTTTTAGTATTCATGGACATCAGGCTGGTTTAAATTCATTATCAATGGATTTGGGTAACAGTATTGTGTATAGAGAAGTAATTGGTAGTACAAGTACTAAAGAAGTTTTACTTACTGATAGAGCAACAAATGGTTCAGTTGTTATTGATGCTGTAAAGCCAAGCGTTAAAGATTTCTTTACTGCTGCACAGACAGATGGCACATTAGGAGCTTTATCGTTCTTACATGGAACTACTGCTGGCAATAAAGTACAACTTACTTCTTCCAGAGCAGATCTTGGTGATATTAGTTATGGAGATTCTGATGGAATTTTAACAATGGAGATTCCTTTTACATTAGTTCCAAGTGCTTCTGGGAATGATGAATTTTCGCTAATTTACACTTAGTTTTTGTTGACTAAGTAGTTAGAATAAGAAAGTATATATCTGTTTATTATTTTTATGGCATTTATCAAAAAAAAACTTGCTGTTTACCCTTGGCCTGTAAAAGTCAGTAAACCTTCTGATGAAAAAATTGGTGAATTTGAATCTATTACTTTTACAGTCAAATTTATTAGATTAAAGACTTCAGAGCTTGAAAAGTTTGAAGAAGAAGTTTTAGATCCTGTGCAAACTTTAAAAAAAGTTGTTGCTGGTTGGATTGATTACACTGATGAGGATGGAAAAGATATTCCATTTTCAGAGAAAGAATTATTAGAAATTTCTGAAGATCCTGATATGGTTAAAGGAATAACAGATGGTTATAGAGATTTTTATAGTAATTTGCAAGTAAAAAACTAAGAGGTGCTGCCGTTCATTGGGCTGGCGGTAGCAAAGAAGTAATTGATACATCTGTTGATTTATTAAAAAAGTTAGGAGTAGATGAATCAAAATTGCCCAAAAAAGAAGAAAATAATAATGATTATGAAGTCTATGATTTTAATTGGGATATTGTTCAAATGTTTCTTAGAATGAGTACACAATGGTCTACTTCCTTCGGAGGGTTTGTAGGATTAAAATATGAGGTATTATTATTACAAGGAGGACTCTTTGATCTTTATCACGTTGAGGATAGAGAAGAAATGTTAGAAGGATTACGGATCATGGAGAATGCTGCTCTTAAAGAGATAAATAAGGAGAGTAAAAAGTAATGGCACAAAAAATAGATAAGATTCTATTGCAGCTTGAGATGAAGGGTTTTCCTTTACTCAAAGGTGTTGGAAAAGATTTTAATAATTTATCTAAAGGCTTAAAACTTACTACAAATGAAGTTAAGCTATTTGCTCAAGAAATAAATAATGCAAGTAGATTTAAATCGCAAAATGAGTTTAAAGCTCAAATTAATCTTCTTAAAACATTGCGTAGTAATGTCGCAATGGGTAGTGCTGCATATAACCAGTTAGGGCTAGCAATAAGAAATGTATCCTCTGAGATGAGCAACCCTAAATTGGGTCGTGTTGGAACTGCTGCAATAAAAGAATATCAACGAAGAGGAAACTTAGGTCGTAATTTAGCTTTAGAACAAGGCACTGGTAGTTTTAAAGGTTTTTCTCAACGTGCAACTGAGATAACAAATAGAGCAAACATGGCTGCAAGTGGCCGTGCGTTTTTAAGTAGTGCTGATGCACAGCTAAGACCGATGAGCAACTTAGCTCAACAAATCCAACAAATAGGATTATCACAAGTTGATTCTAAGTTTCAAAGATTAGGTCAATCTGTCTCAAAAGTTAGAAAAGATATTTTAGCTGCTGCACAGGCTGGAGGTAAAAACGTCAATTCTCTAAATGCACAAAGAGCAGCTTTAGAAACTCTTAGAAATGGTGTTGAAATTGGTAGCAAAAGATTTAAACAATTAACAAGAGATATAGCAGCAGTTGATAAACAATTAGGAAGACTTTCTCAGAAACAAAATATTTTAGGCGGTATAAGAGGATTAGCAGGGGCAGCCTTTGTAGGTGGTGGTGTTGGATTTGCTGGAGGTTTAGTTGGTGGTGTTGGTGCTGCTATGACAGGTGGTAATTTTGAGCAAGGAACTCTTACTGGAGGATTAATTGCTAGTCAGATTGCATCTCCTATTGTTGGTGGGATAACAGGTGCTGCTCAATATACTGCACAATTAGAGAAATTAAAGATAGCTTTAAGAGATATAGTTCCAGATCAAAAGTCATATGAAATAGCTTTAGCTGCTGCTGCAAAAGCAACAAACGACTTTAATGTGCCACAAGAAGTAGCTATAAGAGGTATTACCAGAATATCTGCTGCGGTAATAGGAGCAAATGGTAATATACACAATGCTACCGAAGCGTTCCTTAACGTGAATGCAGCTATTAAAGCTACAGCGGGTGGGGCAGAAGATGCTAAGTCGGCCATCACAGCCGTTGTTCAGATATTTTCAAAAGGGCGTGTATCGGCTGAAGAGCTTTCCGGGCAACTCGGCGAAAGATTTCCAGCAGCCGTTACTCAGTTTCAAAAAGCTAACAAGCATATTTATGCAACAACTGCTGATTTACAAGATGCACTTAAGAAAGGAACTGTTGGTTTAAGAGAATTAAGTAAATTTATTACTTTACTAGGTGATGACTTTACAGAAACAGCAGAAAAAATTGCAGCAAGTGATGAAGAAGCAGGGGCAAGATTATTAATACAACAAAATAGATTGAAAATTGCTATTGGAGAAGGATTAGTTCCATTAGGCGCACAGTTCCAAAATATAATGACAGATTTATTAATTGATTTTGTTCCAACTTTAGCTTCTATTGGTCGAACAGTAGTTGGTGGGATAAATATAATAATGCCTTTATTACAAACATTAGCTAAAAACTTAAAAGAAATTTTAAGTCTTGTAATTGCAATTGGTTCAGCAGCTTTAATTACTAAAATAAGCACTATTGGGTTGTCATTAGTAGGGATAGTTGCAACAGTGAAAAAACTTGCAGTTTCAATTAAAATTTTAAATTTAGCAATGTTAAAGAATCCAATTTTTGCTATATCATTTGGAGTTGTTTTAGGTATTCAACAAATTGTTAAAGAGTTAAATAAATTTGACGATGCTGTACGAGGTCTTAAAACAGGTAGTGAAAGTTCAGCTAAGTTTCTTAAGAACTTACGAGATGAGTTACAAAAGCAATTAGATTCGGGTAAAAGATATAGCCAAGGAGAATTAAAAATTCCAATGACGTTAACTGAAAAAGAAAAAGCTAAATTAAAAGCAAGAATTGACGAGATAAATAAAGTTTTCGAAGAAAATCTTGTTACTTTTGATGGAGAAAAAGTATTGTTTGGAGCGTTTGGAGGAGATGGTACTGAAAATAAATTTGGAAAAGCAGGGGCATTAACGAATTTTAAAAAAGAGTTAGAGAGTACTGCGTTAATGATGGAAAATACAGTTGTAAATGGATTCATGAAAATGGAAGATGCGTTAGTGAAATTTGTTACTACAGGCAAGTTAAGTTTTCGTGATTTTGCTAATTCTGTTATTGGTGATTTGACAAGAATGTTTGTTAGAGAAGCAATTACTAAACCATTATTTAGTAGATTTTTTGATTTTGATACTAAAGATGCTCTAGGAAATGTTTATGGTAAAAATGGAATTGTACCTTTCGCCAAGGGGGGCGTAGTCTCAAAGCCCACTATTTTTGGTTTTGCAAATGGCGGTGTTGGGTTGATGGCTGAAGCTGGTTATCCAGAAGCTATTATGCCTTTAAAACGTGGGCGAGATGGAAAGTTAGGAGTTGAAGCATCAGGAGGGGGAAGTAATATTGTTAATGTAACTGTTAATGCAGATAGCACTACTGTTGAGGGCAATATGTCTGAAAGTAAACAGTTAGGAGAAGCTATTGCTGCTGCTATACAACAACAGTTAATAATGGAACAACGACCAGGAGGTTTACTACATGGCTAGTTGGAATACTTCAGTTAATATCCCTCCTGATTATGGAGTTGTAAAAAATTCAACTCCAAAATTTAGAGAGGTGCAACTGGGAGATGGGTATGTTGTAGCTGCTAAGTTTGGGTTAAATCAAAATTTAAAAACTTGGGATTTAACTTTTTCTAATATTACTGAAACACAATCTGATACTATAGAAAACTTTTTAGATGCAAGAGAAGGAACAGAAGCATTTGAATGGACTCCACCTAATGAATCTTACACATCTAAATACAGATGTAAAACATGGAGTAAAACTATGCCTTATTCAAATTTAGCAACTATAAAAGCTACCTTTGAGGAGGTTGCACTTCCATGACATCTCCTTCTCCTTGGGGGTCTAATGCAAATATTTCTTTAGGGAATATTGTGCAAGCAGGGACTAAACAGTATTCTGGGTTTCATTTTAAATGTACAACAGCAGGGACAACTGGTAGTTCTGAACCAGAGTGGCCTACTAAGCTAGGAGGTACAGTTGTTGATAATACTGTTGTTTGGACTGCTATCAGTTCAACATTTAGCTCAACAAATACATTAGAACCTTCCGCATATATTGAATTATTTGAATTGCATCCTGTACAGGCTTTGCATAATACATCAACTCCTATTAGATGGCATAATGGTTGCAATGAAAATCGTACTGGTGATGTTACCTTTGGTGGGGTAACTTATAACAGAATACCTATAGAAGCTACAGGTTTTGAACGTAAATCTAATGGTGCTTCACCAAGACCTACTTTAACTGTAAGTAATATTGATCAATTATTAACTTTGTTATTAAATGACGTAAACGCTTTTAACAGCGGTAATGATTTAGGTGGTGCACAAGTGAGAAGAATAATAACAATGAAAAAATTCTTAGATGGTGAATCTGATGCAGATAGTTCTGCATTTTTACCTTATGAAATTTGGATAGTTGACCGTAAATCTTCAGAAAATATGAATACAGTTACATTTGAGTTAAGTACAGAATTAGATAGACCTAATGCACAAGTTCCAAAAAGACAATTAATTGGTAATTGTTGTCAGTGGGGTTATAGAAGTTCTGAGTGTTCTTATACAGGTAGTAACTATTTTGATAAGAATAATAATAGTGTTAGTTCTCTTGCTGATGATGTTTGTGGGAAAAGACTTTCAAGTTGTAAAGCAAGATTTGGAGAAAATGCACAACTACCGTTTGGAGCTTTTCCAACTGCTGGTAGAACACAATAATGCTAGAACTCACAGATTTAGTAAAGAAACAAGCTTTAGATCATGCTAAAGATGAATATCCAAAAGAAAGTGTTGGGTTAGTACAAGTTATAAAAGGTAAGCAAAGATATTTTAAATGTAATAACATTGCACAAACGCCAGATGAACATTTTGTTTTAGACCCTGATTCATATGAAGAAGCTGAGAAAAAAGCACCCATTATTGGATTAATTCATTCTCACCCTGCAACACATCCAGATCCATCTCCAGCAGATAAAGTTTCTTGTGAAAAAAGTGATTTGCCTTGGTATATTGTTAATCCTAAGTTAGAAACGTGGGGTTATTATGAACCAAGTGGATTCGAATTAGGTTATATAGGAAGAGAGTTTAATCATGGAGTTGTAGATTGCTATAGTCTTGTTCGAGATTTTTATAAGAGAGAATTTAATATTGAATTATATGATTATTTCAGAAGAGATAGATGGTGGGATGGTGATGAAAATTTGTATATGGATAATTTTGAGAAAGAAGGATTTAAAGAAATACCATTAAAAGATATAAGTTATGGGTGTGTAATTTTAATAAATTTAGAAAGCAATAAAGCTAATCATGCAGCAATATATATTGGCAAGGAAAATGAAGATAATAATAAAATTTTACATCATGTTCAAGGAAGATTATCAGGCATTGATCTATATGATGGTTATTATTTAATTAATACATCAAAGGTGTTAAAACATGAAAACTGTTAAGGTTTATGGTGCATTAAAAAAATATGTAGGACAAGGAGTTTTTAACTTTAATGTATCAAGTCCAGCAGAAGCAATACAAGCTTTGTGTGCAAATTTTAAAGGCTTAGATAAATTTTTAATTGATTCTGAAAAAAATGGAATTGTTTATGATGTAAAACTTGGAAAGGAAATTATACAAGAAGATAATATAAAAGACTTATTAAATCCTTGGAGCTATAAAGATGTATTTAGTATCCGTCCAGTAGTACAAGGTGCTGGTCGTGGTTTTGGAAGGTTTTTAATGGGTGCTGCATTGTTTGGAATAGGTTTTATTCCTGGTTTACAAGCTATAAGTATTGGTACTTTTGGTGGTGCGCCAATAGTTATAGGTACTTCTTTAAAACAATTTGGAGCTTTAATGATGTTATCAGGAGTTGCTGAGATGTTATCTCCACAACCAGAGTTACCTACAGAACCTAATCGACTAGAAAGCAGTGCTTTGTCAGGGCTTTCTAATGTTGACAACCAGGGTACTCCAATTCCGATTTGTTATGGTCGTGCTTTTGTTGGAAGTGTCATAATTTCAACAGGTCTTGATACAGATGAGGTGGCAATTTAAAGAAAGAATATAAACAAAATTTAAGAGGTAGTGGTAGTGGTAGTAAAGGTGGCAATCAACATACACCTGTGGAAGCAGATGATTCATTATCTAGTATTCAATTTGGTCAGGTAATTGATTTGCTTTCTGAGGGAGAGATAGAAGGATTAGATACAGGTGATATAAACAGTGGGGGTTTACAATCTATTTTTCTTAACGGAACTCGAATACAAAATCCAGATGGGACTAATAATTTCAATGGTTTTACAAGTGCATTTAGAAAAGGTACTCAAACACAAAACTACATACCCACAAGTGAATTAGGTACTGAAAGAAGTGATATTAATAATGCAGAAGTTACAGCAGGGAATAATCCTTATACATCTAATGAGAATAATGGATTTGTTTTTACAGTTACTAATACCAACGTAAATAGGGTTAGGGTAACAATGATGATTCCTAATCTCCGTAGAGTTGAAGATGACGGAGACATTGTTGGTTACGCAGTCAAATTCAATATACAAGTTAATTATGATGGTGCTGGTTATAACAATTCTGTATTTTCAAGAAATGCAAATATTGATGAAAACAATGGATACTGGACGGAAATAAAAGGTAAGACTTCTACTCAATATAAAAAAGATTATGTGTTTAGTCTCTCTAGTTTTAGTAATCAAGCTCAGATAAGAGTTGTAAGAATTAGCCCTGATGACCCTACAGGGGGTACTGAAAAGTTTTTCAGTAAAACATTTGTAGCTGGTGCAACTGAAATAATAGATTCTAAATTACGTTATCCAAATAGTGCATTAGCATTTTTACGTTTTGATTCAAGACAGTTTTCTAGTATTCCAAGAAGAAAATATTTAATTAGAGGTATAAAAGTACAATTGCCAAATAATGCAAAAGTAGACATTTCAGAAACTCAGAGATATGTAGTAGCTACAGGAGCAACAGAAACTATAACGGATGGTATTGGCTATATAGGCAGGGTTACATATACAGGTGTTTGGGATGGTACGTTTGGTACTGCAACATGGTGTGCAGATCCAGCCTGGTGTTTTTACAACTTATTAACAAACACTAGGTACGGATGTTCTGTAAATCCAAACACTTTACAAAAATTTGAATTTTTTGCAATATCACAATATTGCAATGAATTAGTTCCTGATCAAAAAGGTGGAACTGGACAAGAACCAAGAATGTTAGTGAATATACTGATTAATACTAGGAAACAAATACATGATGCAATAAAAGATTTCACTAGTATTTTTAGGGGTCAAAGTTTTTACGGTGCTGGAATATTTAGCTTATTTCAAGACAAACCAGAAACAAGTAGATATTTAATTGGAAATGCAACAGTTGTAGAAGGTTTTTTTGAATATACTGGTACTTCACAGCAATCAAGACATACAACAGTAACAGTTGCTTACCAAGATTATCAAAAACTTGGAGAAGTAGATTTTGAATATATTGAAGATGTAGATTCTGTTAGTAAATATGGAATTATTAATAAGCAAATAAAAAGTATAGGAACATATTCACAAGGTCAAGCTCATAGATTAGGGTTATGGACTCTAAAAACGGAACAATTTGCCACGGAAACAGTATCATTTTCCGTCCCTATAAATAGTGGCATGATTCTAATGCCTGGTATGGTTATTGATATAGCAGATAAACATAAAACAGGTTATAGACACACAGGTTTTGTATCAAGTGGAAGTACAACTACAGCAATAAAAATTGATAATAGTAGTGATATTAATCAATCTGGAAGTAATTTTACAATATCAATAATTTTATCTACTGGTCTTTTAGAGAAGAAAACAGTTAGTACTATTGATTATGGAAATAGAACTATTAATTTAGCTGCTGGACAAAGTTTTAGTGAAGCACCAGCAGCACAAACTGTTTATTTATTAGAAAACAGTGGAGTTCCAGCACAACAATATAGAGTAATAGATGTAAAAGATGATGGAGTTATTTTCAAGGTTGTAGCTTTAAAATATAACAACAGTTTATATAACGCTGTTGATTTAGGAGAGCCTATAACAGTTAGACCTGTAACTGATTTAACTACTGCTCCAGATAAACCAACTAATTTTTCAGATAATGAATTTTTGTATTCTGATGGTCAAGGTGTTTTTGTTGGATGTGATATTTCATGGCAACATAATAAACGTAGAGTAACTGAGTTT